GTAGGTGCCCTTCTTGGTCTTCTATAAAGTAGTTGAGAGTATCAATCAGAGACATTTTCATCATCAAATTCAAATCATTCACACAAAGAGTTCATTAGTTAGGTTTCATTTTACTTTACCATGAAGAGGACAGTCACCATTCACCCATTTACGGTCATTAGGCATCTCTGCATTGTCCATCACGGGGCACTTGCAACCTGCTCTACATGCTTGATCTGAACCAGGAACTAAACCATTCCACTCTTTATATTGCTCTGGAAGAACTCTTGCAAGTTTTTCTTTTAACTCACGAACTTCTTCCTTTAATGCATAATACTCATCATCAGTGTGATATTGCTTATCTTGCAGTTCATATTCATTCATCAACTTCTTCATCTGTTCTCCATCGTTACTATCGTTGAATGCAAGACGGCAAGCACCATCCATAATGCTATACTCAGCAAAATCCATAGCACGAAGAAATGCCTTGAACAGTTCAAAGTGCTGATAAACATTCATATCTTGAGCAGGTGCTTCAATCGTAATTGAATGCTTATCAACAATCTCTGGAAAATATTTACTCGAAATAGTTGCTTCAGTGTTGTTGATGTAGCAGAGTTTTACCGTTGCGTCGTAAGTCATTTGATTTAACGAGAATAATAAAGTTCTTCTTGAATGCTTGTGAGTTTATTATACAATTGATTGACAGAAATCGAAAGAGTTTCTTCAACAATCATTTGATTTTGTTTTGAAAGCAATTGAAGTGAAGTCAGAATAGCATCAATCTCTGGTTTATTCAGTTCTACTGTCATTTTACAATCCTCCAATGTTCGTTTCCATTCTTCGGCAACCACATAAAGTATTTCCTATTCAAAGAGGCAAGAAATATCATATCACCTTTTTCTTGTTCTACGTGGCATCCGTGAAGATTATCCATAATGTTTGCAAACCGATTCTTTGCTTTTGAAGAAATTGGTTCAACATTCACCATTTTACGTTTTTCTTTAGTCATCATACTGCAAGAGCACCAGAGGGGATTTCAACGACTTCAAACGTTTTTCCGTCTTCATACTTATAACAATCATAGCATACCCATTCTCCATTTACAAAGAGATAAGCATACTCTTCACCATTTTCAAGATACTCATTGAGATTAGCATCAAGACGAGGAGGACAATCCTCACCACGGAGGGAATAATAATTTGGACCATACTTGGATGCTTTACCATCACAATCAAATGGAGTATCAGTCCAGCAAGAACTCATATCACCACCATCAATCAGTTCTTCGGCAAGAGATTTGGAGTTGTAGTGAGTAGTAAGAATACGACCCAACCAAGATGGGTATCCATCCCAATGGTGATAAGAAGATAATACAGAACCATCAGAGAGTTCAATACCGATGCGTGACCTTGTACTCATTTGCTTTGTTTGATTACTCTGTAATTATAGCAGGTCTGCAAGGGCATTGGAGGGGTTGTGTGCCAGTCCTCACAGTGACACAAGGCACAAAAATAGGAGGCATTACACCTCCTTGTAAGTTTTGGGTAAGAAGGAAACTTATAACCCCCTCACTCGTTTAGTTCAAACAGAAACTGTTTGACGAGAGAAAGCAACAATGTTGTTTACGTTTGTTTGTTTGTTCCGTCAACAGATAATACATACATCCCAGTCGATTCTATTTTATCCCCACGAAATGGAGATAATCGGTACTGCCCCGATGTGTTGGAATATAGAGGTTTATCCTCTTGAACTCTTTATATAGTAGCACACATTTCAATTAAATTCAAGAGAACATCTTCAGCATATTTGTTTTTAGCAAAATTTAAAGTCGTGCTAATAAATTGTATATTTCCTTTTACATATCCTTTTGAACTATCAATCCTATCTAAACTAGCAACTAAATTTGGATTTGATTTATCGTGAGATTGGTCAGTCAAAGGAAGAACTAATTCTCTTTTTAAATAAGGACATTTGCCTTCTTGTATTTCCCACACTTCTTTTAGATAATTCAAATCAATATCACATTCTCTATTTTTAGATTTACTTCTGCTTCTAACTTTTTTTAAAGTTTCTCTAAAAGAAGAATAGTCATCTTTATCACTTCCACTAAATTGCTTTATAAAATTTTTGTTAGTTTCACTTTTTCTCCAACTATCCAAATAAGAAGTATCATGAGAACTGCTGGAGCATTTTAAACTACAAAAAAATGGAGTTCCCAATTTAATTTTCCTATTATATTCACTTTTAATTTTTTCAAACTGCGACCCACATTTTTTACAAATACAACTAACCATAGTGCTCTCCACAACTATAGTTATTTATAATATTCCCTTACTCTCCACAATGGAAGCATCGAGTCTCGAACTCGAAACCTCTTGAATGCAAATCAAGTGCTCTACCAATTGAGCTATGCCCCCATAATGAGTGTAATTAATACACTCAAACTCCCCACCTAGGTAACGCTCCTAGCTATCTCGAATTAACAGTTCGGCCCATTCGCTTGCTTGGTCGTGGGGATTATAAAAACGTCAAGTATTCATTAAATACTCAACAGTGTTTGCTACATCATTCATAGCATCACGAAGATTTTCTCTTTGACCTGATTCTTGTTTAACAATTGGACGATGATCATCACAAAGAGTCCATCTCCATTGATTCATTTCTTTACAGTACCAAAGATTAATTTTCATTCTTGTTGTATTCGATTTTAATCCAATTCATAAGTGCATTGAGTTCCATTCTTTTTTCTTCAGTAAAGTCATTACCTTTATTGAAAAGATAAAAGTCCAGTGCTTCAATTACAACTTCTCTATCTCTTTGTGAAATTAAGGACATAATGAATTTGTAGTATTTGGAGATATTTAGATTCTCCAAGTCGGGGTGACTGGGATCGAACCAGTGTCTTTTTGCTCCCAAAGCAAACCGTCTACCGCTGACTTACACCCCGTAATGTTTAGCAATCTTATGATTGCTAGTGGGAAATCACAGATTCGAACTGTGGACTTTCTGCGTGTAAAGCAGACACTCTAACCACTGAGTTAATCTCCCTGGAGCGGACAATCGGATTCGAACCGACGACATCTAACTTGGAAGGATATCGTTCTACCACTGAACTATGTCCGCATTATTTGATTGTAAGACAGAATCAAAATTCTGTCAAGCCCCCGACAAGATTTGAACTTGCGACCAATGGTTTACAAAACCATTGCTCTACCACTGAGCTACAAGGGCATTATGCTCCATAAGGAGCAACGGAAGTGGTAGGATTCGAACCCACGATGGCTTTCACCATGCTTGTTTTCAAGACAAGTTCCTTCAACCACTCGGACACACTTCCATTCATCAATTATACACTATCTATACAACGGAGTCAAGTGTATAATTGGTAATGAGCAACTCAGTCTTTACATTGTCCTGAGTTCCTTTCTCACCACGATGAACCATCGAATACCTTAACTTCCATTCATTTAGATTATACTCTTTATAACGACTCAATAACCAATCATTGAGATTGTAAGTAATCATAAAACGATGAGGACATTTATCCACATCATCAGCAAATCTTTCGTGAGAGAATGATGAGTGAAGTTTTCTTCCAGTTCCATAAAGGAAGTCCTTAATATCATAAGGTGGGTCAAGAAATACAAACACATCATCACCCTCTGCGTTCATCACTTCTTCATAGTCAATGTTTGTAATCCTCCAGTCCTTAATAATATAAGAATACCTAGGAAGTTTATCAATACCAACCAATGAGAAGTTAGAACGTGATGCTTGAACTGAAAATGTTGAGTTCTCTGTAAGACCAGAATAAGAACACTTATTCATTACAAAGAACGCAACTGCTTGGTCGATTGGTTCAAGATTACCAATCGTGTGAGAGTAATCATCAAAGAGTTCTCGGTGTGCATTATCATCACCATTCACTTCTTCTTTGATTGCTCTCAACTTATCTTTAAGAACTTGTCCGTCATCACGAAGTTGAACCCAAAAGTTATACAAGTAATAATACTTGTCATTGACCCAGATGGGAACTTTTGGATAGTTTTGTGATACCATTAAAGAAATGCTTCCACCACCCAAGAAGGGTTCACGGAACTCTTTGAAGTCACTTGGAAACCAAGGAGCAAGAGTTTTTAATGCTTTACTCTTGCCTCCAGGGTAACGGAGCATTGTCTTTAACGGAAATTGTTTCATCGGTTCTTAATCCAGTTATTCATCGTTTCACGAAGAAGGTCAGACAGTCTATCAGGAGACGCAGGAAAAGTAAAGTTAGCAATATCCAAATCAAGAACAGTGAGTTCATTGATAGGAAATTGAACCATTACCCCATCACCTTTGCTTACATAATACTTCTGTGCTGTCTCACGAGAAGCAATAGCAACTCGATAAGCATCACGGTCGATAATCATTACATAATCAAACTTGTCTTCTGTTTTGAACCGATTGAATGCAACTTCACTCACATCTCCTCGGTAGTTTTTCATCTTAACATCTTTGCAGGTTCCATCTTTTTTGAAGAAACCTTTGAGGAACTTTGCTTCAATACGAACAAGTTCTTCAAGAACTTTCAAGAGAAAATCAACACCATCTTCGTCAATATATTCAACCTGTGAAAAACAAGCAATAGCAAGTTCAAATACTTTTGCTCTCAAAAAGTTATCTGAATTACTCTTAAATCCTTTATCAGAATAAGCATCTTTAACTGCCCCAAAGATAAGGTTCCAGTCAAATTCAGTTTCACAGATGTTTTTAAATTCAGTAGTCGTAATCATAAGTTAGATAATTCTATAAGTTAGAGTTTACGATTTGCCCTTTCGGGCAATAGGAGTAGGGAGACTTGAACTCCCACGACCTTAAGGTCAACAGATTTTAAGTCTGGTGTGTCTACCGATTCCACCATACTCCCATAAGACAATCATACCACAGAGAGTTGTGATTGTCAAGGGTTGCCGTGTGGTTGTGAGTCTAAATCAAAACTCTTTGATAAATGCCCCACTGGATTTTATCTAAAGTCTTGAACCACGGCGATGCTCGCCAAGGGAATTGAACCCTTCTCCGCCAAATTATGAGTTTGGAGCATTCTACCAGATTGCTAGACGAGCGTTTGTAAGAACTCTTCCCAACTATTACCATAATGTAATATATGATGACAATTGTGACAAAGAAGATCACATTTGTCAACTTCTTCTTTAATGGTTTTCCATTTCCTATTCGCAAATGATCTCCCATCAAGTTTTAATTCTTTTTGGGAAGGGTCCCTATGATGAAAGCATAGAGTTGCTGGTCTATTTTCTCCACAAGATTGGCACTTACCACCTTTATATTGAAGAGATTTCCATTTGTTGGAATAACCTCTTGCTTTTTGTTCGGTATAAGTGTTTCTGTTCACGATATTTTCATCATTTTTATAACGCCATTTCTGTCTACAAGCATTACTACACCATTTTTTTAGTCGTCCTTTTGTCATTCTTTCATTAAGAATGTCGCATCTACAACCTTGACAAGTAGTAATAGTGGTAAACATAATGGTGTTATGGTGATATACATACACCTATTTAGCATAAAAAGATGAGAACTTACACACTCATCAGCATACCATCTTTCTTCATTTGAGAAATCATTTTACCTACACTTTCTCCATTATCAAAAGCAGTATAAAGACTGTCTTTGAAACCTTCAATGCTATCACACTTGAAGATATAAAACTTATCAGGTTTGTAAGTGTAAGCAACACCGACTTCACTGGTTTCTTGATTAAAAGAAACTTTAGCAACAGCAGAGGAGTTTGTCACTTCAAGGACTTCCATTT